AATTATAAAAACTGCTATAATGGGTCCAATTCTACTTTTGATTGATTTGATAACAGGCAATTTTAATCAGTTAAAAGAAGATGCTTCGATGCTGTGGACTACATTAACCACAAATATCCAAAATATTATCACAACGTTTGTAGATATAGTTGTTGGTTATTACACAGCCTTAAAGGATACTGTGATAAATATCTGGAATGTGTTAACTTCTACCATTAAAGATGTGTGGAATTCTTTTACTACATGGATCAAAGAGACAACTAACAATATTGTAAATAGTATTAAACAGGGATGGAATAACCTAAAACAAGGGACAATTGATCTGTTTAATAATATGATTCAAGGAGCGAAAGATTTATGGAATTCTTTCAAAGCTTGGTTTATTAATCTGGTTATTGGAACTAAGGATAACATCATTCAGGGATGGGAAAACCTAAAACAAGGTACTATAGATACTTTCAACAATTTAGTAAATGGTGCTCAAGAGGCATGGGATAATTTAGTAAATGCTGTTAGTGATACGGTTGATAGAGTAACTGGCTGGTTTGATAACTTGAAAAATATCGATTTACTAGCAGCCGGAAAAGCCATCATGGACAGTTTCCTAGAAGGTTTACAAAATGCATGGAAATCTGTCCAAGATTTTGTTGGAGGTATTGGTGACTGGATTAGGGAACACAAAGGACCTATTCGATACGATAGAAAATTGTTAATCCCAGCTGGGCAAGCAATCATGAATGGACTAAACGCAGGTTTAACTAATGGCTTTGCCAGTGTCCAAAGCAATGTAGGAAACATGGCTAATATGATTGCAGATAGTTTTACTCGTACACCTGATATTGATCTTTCAGCGAATTTAAAAAATGCAAATAGAAATTTCACAACACAAATAGAGCATAGTGTTAACTACGGCAAAAATAAACGTCCTGCAGTTTTCAATATTCGCTTAGGAAATCAAGTGTTTGAAGCGTTTGTTGAGGATATTTCAAACATTCAAGGTAAAGAGGCGGATATTAATTTATTGTTCTAGAAAGTGAGGGAAATATGATGGAGTGGCATAATCCAATGTATGAATTCAGAGACACGGTTAAAAACGACAGTCAGAAAACATGGATACCGACATCTGCATTGAATTATGATGGGAAGTTTATCGAGAATTATATAGAAGGGTACCAGACTTTGTATGTGGAAGGTAGAGAAATGGTTTCTTTAGAGATTGAGAGTGAAGCGGTGAGCGTAGGTGTTCGTATTAGTTCTCAAAGACTTCCAGAGAGGATTTTAACTATACATTTTAAATTAGAAGAAAAGAATCCTATTGAATTTCAACGAAGCTTTAATAAATTGATGAGGCTGCTTTACAGGGATAAAGATGTAGAAATTCACTTTAACGATGAGTTGGATATGTATTATTACGGAAGGTATCAGACCTGTGATAATATTCCAGGAAACGTTCATAGTGTAATATCTAGTTTCTCTATAATCTGTTCTGATCCCAGAAAATATACACGTATATTTGAAACAAACGGCATAGTCTCAGAATATCTTCCGTATGAAGTAGCTCCGATTTCAATTAGTTTAAAGGCTAATAATGATGGGAGCTTAAGAATTACAAATGGCCGTCAAAATATTAGTTTGACTAACTCAATGATAAAAAAAGGTGACTTTATCGAGATGGACATAGCTGAGGGAAAAGTTTTTGTAAATGGAGTGAATAAAACGAGAATTCTTGATCTTACCAGCTCATTTAAAAACTTTATGGTTAGAACCGGTGATCTAGTTAAGTGTGATAATGGCACTCCCTTAATACGATATAGAGGAGTGTGGCTGTAATGGACAAAGATGTTTATTTTTTCGACGATAGCCAAAAGCTTATAAAAATAGTAGGGGAAGATAGACTTTTTTCGGTAGTTCAAGAAAAGGAAATTACACCAAGTAAAGATGAGTTAATTAATGATAAGTTAGCAGTTAGCATGGAGTTTGATAACGAAATTAAAGAGTCAGCTTATATGGCGGTTCGTGAAAGCGAGTCGTCTTTTTCTATGTATAAAATTATCGGAATTGCTGATCCGGGTTCATTGTTGATATTCACTGGGATTAATTTTGGGCCTGATGAATTGGATGCTTATATCATTAATGATATTCGTCCGGCTAACGAGTTTTTTCAGAAAACCATCCAGAGAGTCATAGATTTTACATTAGGTGAGTGGCGAGTTGGTCATTTAGATTCAACTCTGCCAGCGGTTTCTATGACTTTTTACTACTGTAGTATCCGTGAAGCCTTAAAAAATCTACAAACGTTAGGATGCGAGATTGTTTTTAGGTGCAATCTAAGTGGAGAAGGAATCACAGATAAATGGATAGAAGTTTACAAGCAGATTGGCGAATACAGTAATGAGCGATATGAGTACGGTGATAAAGCCTTGACAATTGAAAAAGAAGTAGATCGAAGTAACATCTATACTTCTCTAATCGGCCGCGGCCGTGGTGAAGAGGTTGGAGATGGTTATGGTCGCCGAATTGAGTTTGATCAAGTATACTGGTCCAAATCAAAAGGGGATCCGTTAAACAAGCCTACTGGCCAGATATATTTGGAAATCCCTGAGATGACTGAAAAATATGGTATTCCTACTAAAAACGGAAAACGTCGTAAGCGTGAGAAGGTAATTATATTCGAAGACTGCGAAGATCCTGTTGAGCTAATTCAGCTTACCTATCAAGAATTGGTTAACTGTTCACGTCCGCTAGTTCAATTTAAAGCAACTATTTTCGGAGCAGATAGTTTAGGTAATATTATACGTATTCATCGTGATGACCGCGGCTATCATTACGAGACTAGAATTTTCAGTGTGAAGATTGATCGATTAACAGGAAAAGTCGAAACTGGTTTAGGTGATAATTTAAATACTTCATCAACACGTCAAGCTTCAAATACTCAAACTGCCATACAGACCCTTGATGAGAAGAAGATGACCTTTTATGAGTCCACCGAAGTTTCTAAATGGCAGTCGGATATCATCCGCGGAGCAAAGGGTGGATCAATTATCATGATGAATCCTTGGGATACTGGTAAAGGCGAAAGTCGTCAACCATATCAGATGGTTTGGATGAATAGGGATAGTATTGATACTTCTAACCATTTTCTTGTAGCTAATTCGGAAGGGATTGGTTTTATTGATGGGAAATTCAATGAGTCAAATTTCAAAACGGCATGGACGATTGATGGAAACTTCAATGCCAATTATATCCAATCTGGACGTATTAGAGCAGATATTTTTGAAACTTCATTTAACGCTGTTGGTGATCAGCTCAAGTTAGTAAAAGGAGCTTTGCAAATTGTAAACAGCAATAAAAAAATCATGGAATTAACCAAAAAAGGGATGGAGTTTTGGAACGCCAAAGAATCCATTGGCACAATCGGTACGACTGATTCTGCAGGCAATCCTTTTCCTGGCGCTTCCACTCCTACACCGTTAGAAGATAATTCATTAGTCATTCGAACAAACGGCGATGGAAAATATATTCTCATTTCACCAAAAGAAGGAAAAGGTTGGGTAATACTTGGGAATGGAACTTCTATATTATTTGGAAGTTTAAATCTACAGGAAAAGCTAAATGCCTTTGGTGATGCGGAATTTATGAAAAACGTCAATATTCGCGGAAAACTCACAATTAACGGACAAGAAGTATTCCCTGGGCAAGGCGGAAGTGGAAATAATGATGGCGGTAGTTGGAATGGCATGTATCCACCAGAGGTTACCAGTCAAGCAGACAAATTTACTTGGGAATTATGGGTCATGCTTCTTTCTAGAGGGTATTCCAAAGCATCCATTGCTGGAATCCTTGGAAATGTTCAAGGAGAAGCCGGTGCTGCAATGAATCCAGATGTTGCACAAGTCGGCGGTCCAGCTTATGGAATCGTTCAATGGGATGGTTCAGCATATCCTTTGGTTCCTCCAGCAACATGGGATGGCAGGACTTATGTTCAAAACCTGATGAGAGCCGCAGGAATTACAGAAGATTATCGAACAATGTCAGCTCAAGGGAAGCTATTAGATTGGACGATGTATAACGGTCAATGGTTAGGAATTGTTCAACCAGCAAGTGTTTCTGGATTTAAAGCAATGACTGATCCAGCAGCTGCTGCTTATACATTTGAACGAAACTATGAAAGACCAGCCACAACTCATCCAGAAAGACAAGGATGGGCAGTTAATTGGTATAACAAATTCAAAGATCTTCAAATCCCATCTGCTGGCAGTATTCTCAGTACAGCCAAAAGCTTAATGGGTTATTTCCATTACTCGCAACCGTTACGTTGGAATTTTGGTAGTGTCGAGAATCCTGATCGTAATGGATATGCTGACTGTTCTTCTTTTGTTTGGTTAGCTTTGACAAAAGCGGGATATAAAACCGCAACACGTGGAACTCTGTGGTATACAGGCTCAATGGCTGCGGATGCAAGAGGGCCACGTCAGTATCTTACTGAAATATCTCCAAATGAAGCGAAAGCCGGAGATATCATTATTGTCAACCAAGGAGCCGGTGCTGGTAATGATGGACACACTGCTATTTTAGCAGAGGATTGGAAGAGATATAGCACGTCTATCGTTGAAATGGGCGGCATGAATTCCAATGGTGTAGGTATCGGTCGCGTCGATTGGTCCTTCGGGTATTTATTAAACGGTGGCGATGTTTGTCTCGCCAGAGCGAAGAAATAGAGGTGATTTTGTGATCGAAGAAAAAGGATTAAATCATTTGAAAAGTTTGTTGAATCAACCTATCGGAAATCATCAATGTTATGCATTATCTGCGGAATATGCCGGTGTGATGATTGGACCTGACATGGGGGCTGGTACTAAATATGAGATTAAAGTACGTCATGGCAATGTATTTTCTGCTGCTGAAATTGGACGAGCCTACCCATGGGCATTGTATTTATGGACGGTTATTGTTCATCCTGAGTATGACCAACTAGTTGTTGGCTCAATTATCAATTGGGAAAGAAACGCAAAAATCAGTGATACATTTGAAAGCCATGAATATTACGGCCACACAGGTGTAATCAAAGGTCTAGAAAATGGGCGTATTCAAACCTATGAACAAAATGCAGAATCAGGTGGCATTGTAGCGGAATATGATCGTGAATTTTTCGGATCTGGTCAGATAGCCTCTATCTGTATCCCGCCTGATTTTGAGAAAGGAGTGGTAATTAATGGCAAAGTGGAACGTAGTACTCAGCACAACTGAACCTTATAACTATGTCGGTATGATTCAGGTACGGCAAGGTAATAAGAATTCAGAAGTTATGGAAGCAACCATCACTGAAAATGGAATGCCCTATGATCTAACTGGTTGTAAAGTCTATTTTGAATCAGTTGTCGGAGACAAATACCCAGTTCAATTAGGTACTAAAGTCATTGATGCAAAAAAAGGAAAAATTCAGTACACATTTGATCAATATTCGATGCAATGCCTACATCGCCAAACAGCAGATTTTATCATTTATAAAGATGATGAGTTAATTGCTACGACGCAAGATTTCTCCTATTTTGTGATTAAAGCTGTCTCAAAAACAGAGGGTGAAATGGGATCGTATTGGCAGACAGTCGAAGATTTAATTGCGGATATGACAGCTTTTATCAATGAAAACAAAGGTGATTTCACAGATTGGATGAATGCACGTAAAAAGGAATTTGAACAATGGCAGCAAGACCAACAAAATACATTGAAGCATGGAGAGAAGGACAAGAAACCGATTATTTAAACTGGTTTGAATCAATCAAAGATATTTTGAAGTCTATCGATCCAGGTGGAATAATGTTAGCCGAATTAATGGATGCACGTGTTGATATTCAAGGAGTTCGTCATGATTCTATTTCTAAACGTTTGTTGGCAGATTTGGACTATCTATATCAGAAGTTGCGAGCAACTCTTTTCACGATTGAATACGGTGAAGTTGAAGTAACTGATATTTTACAGGATGATCTCTTTTCAGATAATCACGAAGTCGAAACAATTGAAACAGTAGAATTTCCAATTGAAGAAGGAGCATTGACCATCGCAACCATTGATGATCCAAAGCAAAATGTTTTCACTCTTGAGAAAGTAGGGGTGATCTAATGGCTAAAACCAAACGAATGATGGAAACGGATGAAAAAACGGGCGTACAACGACAATTCTTTCCAATCACACATGCTTCCGCAGTTCTTGGATTAGAAGAAATAATAGCAGGAGAAGCAACAGTTTTATCTGTCAATGGAAAAATTGGAGCTGTCATCATAACTAAGGAAGATTTGGGATTAGAGAATGCTCTCACAGAATTACCCTATGCAAGTGAAGAAGATGACGGCATTATCACGGCAGAAATGTATCAAAAAATTTTAAACAGTGGAGAAGGTGACTACGTGTTACCAATTGCCACTGTCGAACGATTGGGTGGCATAAAAGTTGGTGAATTATTGACGATTGATGAGACAGGAAAAGTCTCTGCAGTCAGACAATCTGATGTCAATTTTTCACTGGAGTTAAAAGAAAAACTCGATTCACTGAAAAATTACACTGCAGGAGAAAACATCACTATCGATGAAGATGGGAAAATAAATGCAGATGTGTCCGGTTTTTACGTTTTACCCACTGCCTCTGAATTTGTAAAAGGTGGCATTCGTGTCGGTGAAGGATTAACGATGACCGATGATGTGTTGTCTGCTGATAAGCAATTCAACTATACTGCCGGAGCTAATATCAGCATATCAAATACAGGGGTAATCTCTGCAACTGGAAGCGGAGAGGGCGGCGGCGTCAGTCAAGAATATGTGGATCAGAAAATGAGCGAAGCTTATCAAAATGCCCAAGCTTATACAGATTCAAAAATACCAAATGTATCGTTTGAAAAAGTAGGGGAGGTATAGATAAATGACAGATATTGTAAAAGTAAAACAGAATGATGTTCAGGTTTACCCTCAAACCCATTGGGATGCTGTTGACGGGAAACCTGAAACTATCAAGGGAGATAAAGGAGACCCTGGACAGGCTGCCACAATTACTGTAGGGACAGTAACGAGTGGTACAACAGCTAGTGTCACAAATGCTGGTACTGCAAGTGCAGCAAAGCTTAATTTTGTATTGCCTAAAGGGGATAAAGGAGACAAGGGAGATCCTGGAATAAATGCCACAACTACAGCTGTAGCTACAACTACAGCTAATGGTTTGATGTCCAAAGAAGATAAAGCTAAACTCGATGGATTAGCAAATATTACATTTGAGAAAGTAGGGACCGTATAATGCCAGATATTGTTCAACTAAAAGAGGATGGAGTTGCTAAATATTTAAAAACTCATGCCGATGCTATAGACGGTGTCGATGGAAAGTTGGTAAGAGCAACTGGGAATGAAACAATCCTTGGTACCAAAAATTTTCAAGATGGGATACAAGTAGCAGGTAAAAAACCGGTTTTGACTAAAGCAACCACAGACTATGCAATGGTGGATAGGCATAACAATGCTTCGGTAATGTCAGATGGCTCATTGAAATTATATCGAAGAGGTGATTTAGTCTATCTAACAGGATCATTTAAGCTGTCAGCTGGTAAATACAATCAGGGCGTTTGGTTCGATATACCTTCGTGGTCTTATCCTATAGAATCTGTCAGGATATATGGTAAATCAGGTGATAAAGTATGCTTATTATTTATAAATCTAGTTGATAACAATAATATTGTTTGTGTGGATAATATTGCGAAGGATTCGTGGATTACAGTATCGGCTTGCTGGATGGCTAGAGATCCATATTAAGGGAGGAAAACAAAATGAAGATAGTTTACAAAGTATTATATCCACTAGGTTACGAAGAACACGAAGTAGAGGATAATTTCCCAACTGGTTTACCTTTTGTAGAAGTTCCACCTATTTTGTTTGAGAAGAAGGAAGATGAGACGGATGAAGCTTTCGGAAGAAGACAACAGTCGCAATTCTTTAACTTCACTGAAAATAAGTGGGAAGAAGCAGTTACACAAGATTATTCAAAAAAATTAGAACTACTAGAAAATTTATCTATAGGTTTACAGGTAGATAATGCTGCATTGAAAAAAGCAAATGAAGAGCTTACTACAAAAGCAGAATCACTAGCACAAATTAATTCGAAGACCATGTTGACATCCCTTCAAAACACAAAAGACATTGCTACTATCAAAGAACAACTTGACGGAGGAAAATAATATGTATTCTTATGATGATATCAAGATGATGTATGACTGGAATTGTTTTACTGCTGACCAAGTTCGACAATTCGTTCCACTATGCATTACAGACGAAGAAGCAGGAAAAATTATTAATAATGAAGAAAGCGCATCTTAATTGATGTGCTTTTTATTTTGATTCAAGGAGTTGTCACATGATTAATTTAGGGGAATGGGGAGCGATAGCAGGATCAGTAACTGCTATCGTTTCTTTGATTTTATTAGTAATAAAACCAATTACTGCATCTTTCTCGAAGATTACTGAGACTCTTTCAAAAGTAAGTCGAAACTTAGATTTATTGACTAAAGATTTAGAAGCAAGCAAATCTGATCGCATTACTATTCATGAAGAACTAAAGAAACATGATGAAAGATTAGACACACATGCAGAAAAATTGGTGGAACACACGCAACAAATTAAAACTTTATTTAGAGAAAGATCTAGGTAAAAAGAAAGGAGTTAAGAAGAAATGATTTTACCCGATAAGTATTATCAAATCATCAAATGGACGGTTTTAACAGTATTGCCAGCTGCATCTGCTTTAGTAGCCATGTTAGGGAAAGCGTATGGATGGAATGGAACAGATATGACAGTACTCACTATCAATGCAGTAGCAACATTTTTAGGCGTTATCACTGGTGTGTCGGCTTATAATTTGAAAAAATAGGAGGAAAAAAATGAAAAAGAAAATTACTATTACTGCGATGAGCCTGTTAACGGCTCTTTTTTTATTGCCAATTAATGGGTTTGCTGCAAAAAATGATCAGGGTGTGGATTGGTCGATTTATCAAGGGGAGAACGGAAGATTTGGGTACGCTCATGATAAATTTGCTATTGCACAAATTGGTGGTTATAACGGAGCTGGTTTATATGACCAATGGACCTACTCCACGCAAGTTGCTTCTGCAATTGCGCAAGGCAAACGAGCGCATACCTATATTTGGTGGGATGTGTGGGGTTCCCCAGCAATTGCTAAACAAACGATGGATTATTTCTTGCCAAAGATTCAAACGCCTAAAGGATCAATTGTAGCGATTGATTTTGAAGGTGGGGCATCTTCTAATAAACAAGCAAATACGGATGCCATTCTTTATGGTATGCGTCGAATTAAAGCAGCAGGCTATACTCCAATGCTTTATTCAGGTAAGCCATTCTTATTGGCAAATGCTTATTATCAGCAAGTAATCAAAGAGTTTCCAGACTCGCTATGGATCTCTGCTTATCCTGATTATAATGTAACACCAACTCCTAACTGGAATATTTTCCCATCGTTAGATGGTATTGGCATCTATCAATTTACCTCAACTTATATTGCTGGTGGATTAGATGGTAATATCGATTTAACTGGCATTACAGACAATGGTTATACAGGTTCAGATAAACCAGCAACAGATACTCCAGCAACGGATGCAGGGGAAGAAGCTAATGATACGCCAAAATCAGAAATTAAAGTGGGCGACACTGTGAAAGTGAATTTCTCAGCGAAAAAATGGGCAACTGGAGAAGCGATCCCACAATGGGTAAAAGGAGAAAGCTACAAGGTTCAACAGGTAAATGGCAATAAAGTTTTACTTGCAAATATTTTATCTTGGATTGATAAATCAAATGTAGAAATCTTGCCAGATTCTACAACTGTTCCGGATAAACCATCAGCTGCTATCCAAACCCATATCGTCC